TTAAAGTCCTTGTTCAACCTATCCCTCTTACGGGTGTTACGAGAATGTCCGGTACAGTAGGATTTAATGTAAACAAGGGAGCGGACATAACAATGTGTTTAGATGGGAACACCAATGAAATCATGCATGTACTCATCCATGAACTCACTCACAGTACTGTATCTGAATGGGATCATTCAGAAAACTTTTGGAATAATTACGCCGAATTGAGGGAAATTTGTGAATCAATCGGTATTTACACTAGACTGGCTGATAAAACCAAATTTTGTGGGCAGTATATTCAGGATAAATAATAATATCTGAATACTATAAATGCAAACTCCCGTGAATGACCTTCTCTCGGCGATTTTCGCTTGGGTTGTATTCTACGCCGTGACCCAAGTCCCTAAACATTTAGACAACTATTACGTAAACCTTGTGTTCCTCACAGTTGTGATTCCAAATGCTGCTCGCGCTATTGTAGGTAGTTTCCCCCGTCTTGCTGTCGATCGGTCTTTCTTTGCTATGTCGTCCCTTTTCGCGCTTATAGTCGTATTCGCGATAAACGAAATGTGGAAGCGGTCTAAGGATACAGTCAAGAATTTTCATAAGAGCGATAGAAAGAAGCATTTGGAATTGAGTGCGGTTTTAGTAGCTGCTTTCACAGTGGGTGCTTTGGCTACGTACTTCAGTGGTATAGATAACAGTATCTATAACAATATGATGCCAGTGGCTTAAACCCGAATAATATAGGTTTTCGCGACAAAGAAAATTACAGCGGCGATCACACCGGTCGTTGCCAAACCAACCATACTTCTACCCCCTTGTTCGTTAAGGAATTTGGGGATAGAGGTCGCAAGACGATCTTGGATAGGCTTGCTCACGGCAACGGCGGTAGCAATGGCCACGATGGCTGCGGTAAGCTGATCATCGGTCATGTTCAAGGGGTTCTTACTGTCGGGAACTTCCTTTACCTTATTTTGGTTGGAAGGGTATGCATGTTGGGGTTGAGCAGCAACCATTTGTGGCATAATACCCTGTGCTCTGGGATCTTCGCTCATGGAAGGTGGGTCCATCATAATGTCGTTAATGGGTGTGGAGTCCATGGTGTCTTTATGTGTACTTATATTATTTTCCGGTTGTTTAAACGCTGTGGAAGGTCGGTTATTCTCATGTAAAGGTATCATACCCTCACCGTCATCAAAAAGATTCATCGTCGAAACGTCGTTAGAAGCCATATATTATAGTCCTATGTTTTCTAAGATATTACGTGACGCAGTTACTTGCGCTTAGTAATTATGAGATTCGATTTTTTGGTTGCCTTCTTTGCGTCCTGTTCAGGCTGGGTGATATGCTTGGGATTATACATTTTTTTATGTAGGTTCCATAATTGGGGACTACCAACCCTAAAGTTTTTTCGAACCGATGCTTTATACCAAAATACACAATCCTGTATCTTATTTGACTTTACTGTATTGTCTAATACGAGACATTCGTAATTTTCTGTACATGCGTCCATCACTTTACAAAACATGTCAAATGATGGAAAGATACCAAAGAAAGATTTATATAACTTTTCTCGGTTCTGAATAATATTTTCACGAAGAATGAAAACATAGTCAACATTGGCTCGAAGTGCTGGTGGAAGATCCATTACATATTGCATGGTCAGCATAAAAAAAATCTTCCAATGCCGACCATTCATAAAACATTGACGAATACATGTATCTTTTAGAAACTTTGAGTCATACATACAGTCATCCAGAAGCATAAAGGCTCCACAATTCTCTCTTCCTGCGCCTACTAGTTTACGCTGTCTAGACATTACCCGTTCAATCGCGTCTCTGTCATAATCTCCATAAATGAACAAGTCTGGAATGAAATCCGAATAAAAGTGATTCCCCTCTTCTGTACCAGAAAGTACAATTCCAGCTGGAAGATGTTTTTTATGATACATTATATCTTTCACAAGAGTTGATTTACCTGTATTGCGCTTCCCTATAAATACAATGACCTTATCATCCGCAATTGATTCGGGCTTGAATTTTTTCAATTGAAGATTCATCTACTGTAAGATTTCGTTTTATTTAGCATAATTTTACTCATTTCCTGATGAAACGCGAACACCTAAGTCATTTATAATGAGTAAAATGTATAAACTCTTTTTACTCTTAAATACTAAAGATGAATATGCAAACTGGTTTTGGTGGAGGGGGTGACAATATGATGGAACAGTACATTGAGACCATGACTAACCTCATGTTACCCGTTATAGAAAAGAGTACTTTACTCGCATCCGAATACTCCAAGGCATGTGGAAGAGATACACTTATTTCAGAAGATATGGACTACGCGATGAAATACTGTGTCATGCACACAGTTGGGGACACTATAGGTCCTTCATTTCCCGAAATTTACGATGAAGTGGAGTCAGATTACTCAGACGAAGAAATAGAAGTCGTATCACCAGAAGACTGCCCACAATTTGAACGGTATTCGGGGAGTGATCCGATATTTATTAGTGTCAATGAGGCATATGATAATTGGGATGAGTGGGTGCCTCAAAACCCGACAGAAGAGTTGTTAAAAAATGCTGTTAATAGTAATGAGCACATGGGAGCCTGATGGTTGGAACTTTGATGATTCTGGAGTAAAACTTCATGTATATAGTGACGATGATTCGGATAGTAGTTCAAGTGGGGAGATATCAGGAGATGATAATCTCTTTACAAATTGTAAAAATAATAAAAAAACTGGGTACAAAAAGATTAAGAAGGAAAATCTATTACCGGAGTGAATAATTTTCCTAACCTATAGTATATTACTCACGATGAAGGCGGCTATGCAAACTGTCACCCTTGTTACTCAGGAGCTCGAGACTCAATCTTTGAACGCGATTGTCGCTGGTTTCTCCTTCGCGGCCGCCATGTCTTGGATGGATGTTGTTAGGTTCATTATTAACCAGGTCATTAAGGTACCCAAGAACGGTGGTGCGCAGTACGGTCTTACTGCCGTGCTCACTACACTGTTGTCCATTGCGGTATACATGATGATCTCTACCGTCTCTAGTCGCGTATCCAAGCCTGCTCAACCAGTCTACGCTATTTCTCGCTAATCGGTTTTCCTTTCATTAGGAAGATAACCATCATACCTATAAACAGAATGATACCAATATAAATATACACCTCTTGGTTATAAAGAATCTCTTTTTTGATTGGATTCTTTATTTTCTTCGTGCTTTCCTTTTTAGTAACTGTATCTATTGGGACTTTTGTTAAACCTTCAAGTTTGTCAGTTGAACATTTTATCTCGAATTTTAGAACATGATCAGTGTTTCCAACTTCATATGTCGTGAGAACACCGTTATTCATGTACAAAAATTCAATTCCAAGATCTTTGATCATCTTTTGTGGTCCTGAGTGAAATCGGTGTACGAGGGGATCATAAGAACCGTTGAATGTTATACTTGTTGTACCATTAAGAAGGATATGACCGGTATAATGAGGAGTCCCAGTTTGACCACTATCCTGTGGTCTTCCCACATACACAGATTGATTAAGTTCATCGGATCCAGAAGATAACCTAAGAATTAAAGAATTTGGTGAAGGTGATTGAGGTGTAGGAATACGTGCAGACATAAGTCGTATCTCCTCGACATCATATATGGGATTTTCTAACGTAATGACGTAGTTATTAGATTTGGGATATACACTCGAATCACGCTGATTACTATCGATCGTGAGGTTATGTACCTTCATTAAAATAAGGGGATACTATTTTAATGAATGTTTTCAACAATATATACAATTGATTAACGATAAAGTGAATGTGAAAGTGGGTTATTTTCCAATTGTTTCGCTGCGATATCCAGACGCTTCGTGTTTGGATTCTCAATACCCTTGTATGAATTAAACTGATGGAATGGTTTGTTCTGATATTGTTGTGTCCATCCACCATTCGCGCCATTGACACGCCCATCTATGCGAGTAGTATCACTTCGTACCGATGTAAGAGCACCACCCTGCTTCAGGGCACTTTCACGAACATTCATACGACCAGCGTTACCGATGCGGTTAGGTTTACCACGACGATCTTCTGGGCGGAAACCATATTTCATAAGCTCTTCATTCGTTTTATTTGTAACCTTGTTCGCCACATTCGTGGTGTAAGCACCATGGAAGCTGTGAATACCTGGAGCGGGTTGATTGTTGTATTGATATTGTTCATCATTGCGATCCGCCTTGAATCGTGTGGGATCTTGTGACAATGTTTGACCTGATACCATGCGTTTCGCGCCATTAAATCCTAGACCATCATTACGTAAACCAGTCTCTGAACGATTCGTAGTTCTCTTGGTTCGTTCGTGTTCATTTCTGGGTACAACACCGGTCATCCCCTGGGCTCGACCAGCTACGGTAGGCAATCGAGAAGGTAGATATGCCGTCGTCTCAGGTTTATTGTGAGCAAGTTGACCAACCTTAGCTGATCGACCACCAGATTGGTCGGCGGCGGGGCCAGAACGTCCTGGTAAAGTGGTGAGTCTGTATTCACCGACATTGACTGGGTTGACCCTAAACATTTGTTGATACCCACCAGCGGCTGGTACACTAGCATTTACCCCCAAACCTGGACCAACAAGTTGCTTCTCGACGGGGGAAAGATTGTTCATACGACCATTGTCATACATCCGGTTTCTCATGTTCAAGATTTCTTCACCACCACTACGTTGTTGTGCGGTGATATCACCAAAACTCTCCATCTCCCTCTTGTGTGGAACCTGGGCTGTAGGTTGAAAGTTATTAGATTCTATAATTTCTGGGTTTTTCATTGCTGGTTCAGCGACAGAAACTT